ATCACATCATGCCTGTCCATGACGTCGGTGAGCTCTCTGGAGCCAGGACGTTCGAGTAATGGCTTCATTCCACTTACTCCGGCATCGGTGAAGAACTGATCGACTGATCTGCCGCCATACTTGTTGGCCACAAACTCTTCTATGGATCTCTTTTGATCTTCGAGTGAAGATCCATCCTTGGCCTGTTGCTCAGATGAAACTCTGATATAGCCGTAGATATTATTAATTTGTTTTTTGGGTTGTATCATGCTACCTCCTTTATGAATCTATATTTTGATGATAAGTCTGAATGTGATCTGCTGTCTCTGGTTGCCCAGCCTTTGTCGTTTGCACTGTAATTGATGTGCTTGTCTTTTTTGAACCCGGCGTATTCTAGGTATTTGCCACTTTGGTAATCGTGTATGTAAGTCACAAACTTAGATACTTGGTGGTCCAGCTGGAAATCGGACATGGCCTCTCTAATAAACTTGCTGTAATACTTTCTCTCTTTGTTAGTTTTAGGCTCAAAGTCAAAACATATTCTGGTGAACTCATACACTCCAGGATCTTCCCATCTAGCCACCGGCCTACCGATTGTGCAAATGCCAACTATTTGTCCTCTTATGTAAAAACAATGATCGTCAGCATCGTTATAAGCTGAAACGATATCTGGATATGGAAATCCACCTATCTCTTCAACACTAAGATCTGGCGGGGAGAGCCAGTCGTCCGGAGCGTCTGGGTTTTCTTCTACGTACGCAAGAAAATTCCAATCTTCACCTAGTAATGCAACATAACTTCTCTTATGGCCTACCGGCGGTTTATTGGTCCTATGGTGATGTCGGTAGAAAATTTTAGCTAATGCGAATCTAACCGGGATTGTTTTCATGCTACCTCCTTTATCAATTCGTTTGGTTTGAATTTGTCTTTTGCAACCATGGCCATAATTAAGACAATGCCCTCGTCTGTTTGAAAGACTGTGGGCCCGTTCTCTGTCCCGGTTGCGATAGTCACGGCTCCATTCTCTGCATCGTTCAATACAAAACCTTTGAGCAAGTTTATGTACTTAACATCTAAGGCCGCGTGACTGTGCTCGACTTTGGTAGGAATCACTGCCTTGTAGTTGGGGAATCTTCCATCTATGGCTTTGATTGTTGTGTAGTCGTAACACTCCAGGTCGTCAATGTATCTGCCGATCCTGTATTCGTCGTCCACTTGGTCCAGGACAACTTTTTCTCTTTCAGACTTTTTAAGATCCGCAAAGATCGGGTTGATCCTTCTGCCTGTCTTGGCAACCGGACAGTTGTATTCGTAGATGTCCAGGATTATTTTGTCGAAGTCCTGGCTCGGTCTTGCGGTCTTGTCCTGGTAAACACACATGATGTGACCATTCGTGGCCACAATGTTGACTCCACCTTTTTCCCTTTTTTCGATGTAAACCCCGTTGAGGTAATACCTTACATCACTCTTTGCAGCAAAGGCGGTGGCCCTTGCTAACTTTTCACCATCAAGATTTTTAATCATATTTTTTTCTCCTTGTCTTTGTTTTCATACCAATCAATCACAAACTCTAAAAATTCATCGTCTTCATTTGCTAAACATTTCTCGCAAATATGAAGGTTGGATTTGTCGTGACTGCTAAGATCTTTGAAGACAGGATAAAGTTTTACCCTACCTCCTATTTTGCTCGGTACTGTTTGTTCTTGGTCTGAGTAAAAGTAACAACTAGCGCAAGGAACATACATACTGGCTTTTTTATCTGAGATCCATAAGCCGGCTTTTTTTGTCAGATTGTGTAGATCTATAAAAACATCCCCGGCGTAATTTTCAAAAACTGTTTTATGTATCAATTGCTTCTCCTTGTTTTTGTTACTCACATGACAATAGTAACACTTTCACAAATATTTGCAACCCTTTACAAAAAATAATATACTGCGCTTCGTGTTACACAGGAGAGCGATATGAATAAACTGAGAAGATACTCTTTTCATTTTGAAACGGATCTTCACCCGGATCTAGTTCGGTGGAGGTACACAGACGAGGCCGACCACGCGGCGAACTACCACAAGACGTTCAAACCTAAGTTGTCGGATCTTATTATTGAAACTAAATTGCCAAGAGAGATTAAGACTGAAATACGTCGCGAGCTCTTGGCCGATATATTAAAGGAGAAAAATAATGTCAAAAACTAAGACAAAAATACAGGAAGGTAAATTATACAACGAGTTTCATCTTCAAATTATCGATGCAGTTGAAAAAGCTGAACCTTTGGGTACGGCGATGATTGCACATGCTGGATTGAGGTTTTTTACACAGATGGCCATTGATTGCGCGCCTAGCGAAATAGATGGATTGGGTTTCGTGCTTGATACTATTAGAGACGTTAGACGTGACGAAGGGTGTGAGTGTGATGATTAACAAATATACTAAATAGGGAGTGACTATGAAAATAGATAACTTACGACCAGGCATGGTCTTTGAAAAAATAAAAACTGCCAACTTTAAACAAAAGTCTAAGACTCCAATCAAAGACGATTTGTATGAAGTAGTCAAAGTTGAAAACAACAACACCAGTGGTTATAGCATGACTGCTATTTGGATGGGCAACTTGACGACAAACGAGGGATGTATGGTTGACATTACAACACTGAACAATCCTGGAGAATGGAAGCACCACGAAAACGCTTTTGTTACAGAGAAGCATCAAATCGTAAAAGAGGTTAGCTTCGTTGACCGAGATCCATATATTATTGTGACCAACAAAACAGTTCCCATTGAAAAGCCTGTTGATAAACCAGAGGAGAAGCCCCTGGATAAATTAATTGAAAAGGCCGAACAATTAGGTGCGGATGTGTCTGTGATGAAAACGTCAGACATTTTGCCAAAAATTGTTGATATAAAAAAAATCATCAACGTGCATCCAAAAGAGGAACAAGAAGAGGAGGAAGTAGACGAAGACAATACAGAAGTTATACGAGATTATCACAGCTATGCTTCTCTGACGTATCACGACCTGGAGTATCTTTGTGGTGCTGTCGCTTACTCGTTTGATTTGCACAAATCAAAAATACCGAATCCAGGATCTAAGTCAGCTCTGGTGCACTCACAAGAACTCAGTGCTTTTAGAGCCGGCTATACGATTCGAGAGGTAAGAGATTTAGGTCTTCGTATAAAAATGACAGTCAAATCGAAACAGGAAAAGTGCTCTTACCAAACAGTTATAAAAAGATTATTGCAAGCGATAGTGTGGTACGGACGCGCCGACGAACGTAAAATACTCAGACAATCCGGAGGTAAGTAATGCCAAATTTCGTTAAAAACAAAGTTATAGTAGCCCACGAGGACTTAGCTTCGATAGCTGATTTTATGGAAGGTGAAGACGGAGCTTTCGATTTCAACAACCTGGTCCCAATGCCAGAGGAGCTAAAAGGCATACAATGTATGCACAGACGCGAGGGCGATATGTTTTATCGCACAGAAGATCTAGAAAAAGCCGAGGTAAAAGATCTGGCTTTTGCAGATTTTGAAGGAGACTTTCCTATGCCCAGGGTGCCCACGCCAGAGTGGGTGCAAAAGAATCGTTTGGATGAATTTACTGTTAGGCGACTCTTGAAGGAATATGGAGCTGCCTATTGGTATGATTGGTGCGTAGAAAATTGGGGCACAAAATGGCCAGCCAGCGAAGTAGATACTAAGGTTGTAGCAGATCGTCTAGTCTTCAATTTTTTCACTGCCTGGGATCCGCCTTTCCCCATTATTTCTAAGTTTATGGAGCACGCCAAAAAAACTGGCGGAAGGGTAGAGTGGCAATTTCAATATGAAGAAGACTATATGCAAGAAGATTATGTTGATGGTCACAAAGCAACCACACACACAATAAGATCGGAGGATTTGAAATGAATGGACCTGTACCAATGTCGGATTATATATATCCAGTGATGAAAGAGATTTTTATGCGTTACCTGGCAAATAAACACCAAAAACCTTACAAAGACATCCAGGTTAAAGATCTGTCCGATGCAGACTTGCTGCGGTGGAAACGGATAGAGGCCCTGGACAATGTGAGTCTCGGAGTTTATTTGGGCGATGTCAAAAGAAATATAGTACATTAGATCTATGGAACCTAAAGATCTTACCGATGAAGAAAAATTGGTGGCTCAACGCTTCCGGGTTATTTGCAACGAGCAGATAGAAGATCTGGAAGATCAGCTGCCCAGGGTAATTCATCCTGAGAAAAAAGATAAGATGCTGAGGGAGATAGACGCTTTGTTGGACCTGGTTGACCAAGCAAATGAAAGAGCTGTTGAATTGGTAGATAGATACAAAAGGGAGAGAAAATATGGACATGAAAAAAGCTGAACAAACGTGGAGAGAGTCTTGCCCGGACGAAGCTAAAGGTTTAGTAACTAAACGCAGCAAACGGAAATACGCCAGGCTAACCAAAAGTTTGGTCGAAAAAAGAATCATGGAGGCCCAGGGCTTTAAAACCAAAATGATTGGTGGCTACATAGTAGGCACTAAGTTTAAGTAGCTGTGCCCAGGATTCCTCCGTTTAATTTTATGGGCAGCAAAGATTACGATTTCGTAAAAAACATCTATTTGACGATGAAGGCGTTTATGCCTGATAACACGATTATGGATCTCAGAGCTCATTGGCGCGATAACAAACGTGCACTAGAAATTATGCAGCGTATGAATCCTGGACTTTATGACCAGCTAATCGAGGACTTTAAGATCCGGAAACAAGAAATCATGAAAAAAAACTTTGGTAACAAGGATCCTAACGAAAACCAAAACTAAAGCGCGTCTATACCTTTATTCTCACCTTCCATCATGGCAGTAGCGCTTGCGGCAGCTGCTATCGGTGCTACAGAAAATAACTCTTTGCCAAAATTCTTTTTAATTAAATCGCCTTGCGGTGTCATACGATTACGTCTGATAACTTTAAGGCCACGCTTTTCTAAAAGATCTATTGTGCTTTGAGGCGTGGTTTCTGGAACTAGGGCTCCAGAAAATTCATCAAAGCCTACAGCTCTAGTGGGTTTAGCCTCAAAGTAATTAACTACGCTATTTGCGTTATCTTCAAATACTTTCAGTATTTTAGCGTTTATACTGGGCTCATCTATATATTTTAAATTTGAATCCTCGACTAATTTTTTTACTGCTCCTTTGACTGCTGGTTCTAGTTTTACTCCATAAGCCAGCTCGGTTTTTACATAAGCAAGCAGTTCGTCAATTTCAAAATCATCATCTGGTCCGATCATTTTTTCTGATTGTAAAACGTCTCCGATATTATCAAATAAGGTATCATCTGTTCCTGTTACTAAATCTATTCTTGATTTGTCTGCTTTTATTGATGCCAAGTCGGGGTATGTTTTTGATGTAAGAGCTTTCATATAATTATCACTAGCGCCAAAGACGCTTTCTCCTCCCCTTTGTGTATCAGAAATCATGTTAGCCACTACATTTTCTAAATCGTAAGGCACTGTTTTTAGCGTCTGTTCGGCTTCATCAAAATATTGGAATACAGAATCTTGGTCCAGGTATTTATCTTTTTCTGCCTTAACCCATTTATTAAATTCCTTAAACTGTCCATAATCTATAAAGTCATCGTATTGATTAAATACACTGTCGGGCAGTCCTTTTTCTTTTGCATACTTTCTTTTGGCTAAACCGCTGTAAAGAAAATCGACAAA